CTTTGAGCAGCAAACTCAGAACTATCATAGTTTCTGTAACCTGCAACGTTCTTTGCCTTCAACTTGAAGTTAGCACCTTGCCAGAAATCGAATGGATCGATTGCTTCCTCATCCTCAAACTCAGGCTGCATTGCTGCAGTTAGTTTATCAAAGATCTTCTTGCCAAATTTAAACAAGAATACTTTACCTTCGTTCTCAGGATTTGCTGGATCCTTCACAACATAGATGTTACTGATGTAGGTGAGCTTACGCTTCTGCTTACGAGCAGTTTCTTTACCAGCATCTGTGCCATTGTTCCAAAGAGTAGTATTAAACTCAGAAACTGGATCCTTCTGACCAAGAGTAGTCAGAGAATTCTCTATGTACCAACCACCAGGACCTTGGAAGGCATGGGAGTATAGTTTAACAAACGGTAGGTCCTCACCGTTGGGAGCAGGAAGAAAACGTATGACGGCATATCCATTGCCACTCTTGTCTACGTCTAGTTTCCAGAGACGGTCATCACCTGATGTACCGTTATTGTTCATTTTTTCGACTTCTTTTACCAGTTTCTGGGTAAGAGAGCCAAGCTTAGATTGCTTTTTTAAGTCTGCGAAAGACATTAAGATTACCTCGGATTTAATAGGATTGTTTGGATGTTTAGATTATAGCAGATAATTGGTTCTCAGTCAATATGTTGTCTAAGAGCCTCAATAGTTTTTCTCATACCAGAAAATAGTACATTCATATCAGTACCCTCTGGGAAACCCAACATTTTTACTGATTGTTGCATTTGGTTTTTCAATTCAAGTGCTTGTGGATCATCAGAAAGTGAAATCCTAGTATACATAATTCGTTGTTTTTCTAACAACTCACAGAGATCTTCAATATGATCATGACGTTCTTCAGAAGTCAATGTGTCTATATTCATAACCTGACCATAAATTTCTTCTTGCATTCTACGGATTTCATCCAGTTCTTCCTGAACGATTTCAGAATTAAAAAATTCACTCATTTACAATCTCTCTTAGGATTTTTTTATAATGGAACACATTAATATTTATGAAAGGTGTGTATTTTTTGATCTTTAAGCTGACGGTTTCCCACACTGGATCGTCAAGTTTTTTATCAAATTTTTTTCTGAAAGAAAAGATTTTTTCCAGTATCACGAAGGTTTCTAAGCTTAGATCCCCACCCAGATATTTTTTTAGAACTAAGGGGTGTCCCTTCGAGCAATTGAATACTTCGTTCAAGCTTTTGCTGGATAGCAATTCGTTTAGTTGTTCTTTGAATAAGTAAGTCAAACTCTGTTGCCTTCTCATCCAATCGGCGTATGTCCTTTCGCCAGAATTGATAATTTCTCCAATCCATAAGTTTTGTGGGTTGTCAGTGTTTACGAAATTTGATAGTAGGAAATTTAATACTTCCTGATTAGAATACTTCCTAGAAGTTTTTTCAAACCAATACTTATCCTTTCTTTTATTAAAAGAACTCATAGTGGCGCGAGATTTACCTCCATACTTAAAAAAGTCATATTTAGGATTAGTAAAATGACTTTTCATCGATAAGTATGATTGATAAGTCTCAAATGGGGTCACTTTCATCACTCTCTTCAGTCTCAAATTCTGTAATAGCATCAATAGGAACTTCTGCACCTCCTATACGATACCAAGGAACCATCTCACCAGATTTATAACTAAGTCGTTCCCCAATATATTCCAAATCAGGCATATTATAATCTCTTAAAACAGCCTGAAGACGATAATGTAATAATTCAGTTTGTGTGGGCATTAGATTGGAAGTTTTGCTCTCGAAGTTCGTTTCATATAGTTGAGACGGGTTGCATCCCATTTTAATCTTTCTTTCAAGGGTTTTGAAATAAGTTTCGTTACTGATTCTACCTCAAGACTATTAACTTCGCAATAGTGACAGATAGCATCAATATAATTAAATTCTTCTTCTGCTACAATCTTTTCAATTTCAAGAGCAAATTTTGAAGGAGTTAGAAACTTATTTTCTATTGCCTTTTCAAGTTCTTTATTAGGTTCCATAGAATTCCAATTTATCTCCAACAAACTTTCTAATGTACTCCGCGAGGAGTTTGATATACTTTGCTTTGTCTGTTTCTTCATAGACGACACATTCTCCATTTTCACAAGCCATAATGATTACAAGTTTTTTGACAGAAATACCTGTCAGTTCGTATAACATACAACCGTATGCCATAGCCTGAACAAAATAATGTTCAACCCACTCTCGTGGTTTAGGTTTCTTAGACGTTTTAAAATCTATTATCGACAATTCGTTGTTATATTCTGCAATACAATCAACCGTTCCCGCAATACCTAATTGCTTACTATATAGCGACCCTTCCAGAGTGTATATATTATTTATATTGTTAAGTTCACCCTTCGCAATTTTAAATAAAAAATCAGAAATAGGTGGAACTTTAGGTAGTACCTCATCATTCTTTAAGTAATGTTCAGTAAGAGTATGCATATCAGTTCCACGTCTGGTCGCTGCCTTAGTGATCTTGTTTGCCGTCTCATTACCTACCCTCTTTCTCCAGTTAATAAAGATCTCTTTATTAAAATGACTAGTTACGGAAGTAATGGATACTAACTTAATTAGTTCATCTTCATCTGGAACAGAATAATAACGAACACCATCTATAGTCTCCCTATCAAGTTTAGGGAGGTCAATTTCAACATGATTAAACATTACATACCCATTTCAAGTTTTGCGATAAGATACTCTTTTACAAGTCCAGATCTAACAATATCATCAATACCAAATTCAATTAAATTAAAGGATGGCATTGATCTAATGATTTTCATGAAATCAACAATTCCATTACGCTCATTTGTTTTCTGTAAATCAGTTTGAGTAGCATCTCCACAGAAGTAGATTTTACTATTCTCACCAACTCTGGTTATTATACTATCAAGTTCGTGAAAATTCAAGTTTTGGAATTCATCAACGATAACAATAGCATTATCAAGTGTTGTTCCTCTTAAAAACGAAGTGCTCCAAAACTTAATAGTTTCTTGTGCTTTAAGATTGCCATATAGCATCTCAAAATCAGCATCAGAAGTCATCTGAAACATGTATTTTACCATATTCTTATAAGGAATCTGATAAAGTGAGGATTTATCTTCATGATCACCAGGAAGAAAACCAATCTCTCTAGTAGTAACTAATGAACGAACCAAATAGATACTTTCATAGGGTGTATCTTCACTTAAAACATCTTTAAGTGCATTATAAAGAGTAATGAATGTTTTTCCTGTTCCAGCAGCACCATATGCAATAATGTGCTTACCTTCATTATAGGAATCAAATAAAACTTTCTGATTTTCTGTAATAGGATCTATATTAACTAGATATTCGGCATTTACAGGTTTTTTTCTTTTCATTTGCTTTGCAGTCAGTCCAACCCCGATGGGATGATCTCCATTTCTTTTCTTTGACATTTATATTTTCTTCACCCCAGATCCAGGCATTTTTCCTGCCCTTTGTAGAACTTCATTCCACCCAGGTTTAGTTTTTCTCAGTTTATCTTTCCACTCTCCAACTTCACCAACACCAGGCATAGTTGAAGGATCAGAATAATCTCTAAGCCAACCTGGATTATCTTCACACCACTGGGACCAGTCATGAACACTCATCACAACTTCTTTCTGTTCACCAGTTTCTTTGTTAACAACAGGATATGTAGCCATAATTATAAAATCATGTAAAGGTATTTAGACCCACTCAAGGGCTTCTGACACTGATGGGAATTGCTCAACAAAGATCTTTCTACAAGATTCTGCAATGTCCATATGCTCTTTCTGAGTACCATGTGCTGATCTCAGATTAATATAATGTATCCAAGAACGACATGAACCAGTCATATAGATCCTTGTTGGAGTTGCCAGTGGTAGAACCATTCTAGCACACTCTTTAGCAACCCCCATTTCAAGCATCTGTTCATATAATGCCTTAGAAGAACTAAACAAAGTAATCATTTGACGATTAAACTTCTCAATCATTTCTGAATCTAAATCATTGATAGAATTCTGACGGTTCTTATCGTCCTGTCTACGGAGCTCAGGCAGTTCAATATCCCCTAGAGTAGTACTAGCAGCATAACGCTGAGAAAACTCTTGGAAGGTGAATGAGCGATGTCTCAGGATCTGTGCAGCAATAGCACGAGTAGTAGCAATTTCCAAAGTCATAGAAGATTGCTCAAAGACAGACCAATGATTATGCTTAATACAATACTTTAAAAGTCCAGCATACTTTTCATTGTCCTGATTGGCAGGATTAGAAACACGGGCAATATACCCCATTGTCTTCTCTGCGTCAGGTGTAACGCTAATAAGTGTTGCAGTCATTTACCAAACCCTTTTGATTTTTTTGCCTCATTTTGAGCAAGCTCTTCTTTAATTACTCGCAGTTGTGCCTTCATTTCTTTAAGTTGTGCATCAGTATATAGATAATCCTTTTTGATTAATCTTTCAAGCATTTTTATCAATCTTTTTGATCTACTAGTCTGCATAACCGTCATCGTCATCATAAAGTTCATCGTAATCAGTAAGAGGAGATTCAAACGCTTTTGAATTTTTATATGCATCCACATCAGAATAAACTTCTGCTTTGAGTGCATCAACTAATAATTCCAAATTACGAACAATTAGTTTTAATTTGTCTTTCTCCATAATATGACTCGCTTTTAAATATTGTACACAAAAAAAGAGATCCTGTCAATAGGATCTCTTAAAAGTGAATCTGTAAGTCAGATAATCAAGCACAGAAGGTTTTAACCTCTTGATGCTTTACACCTCTGTATGTTTCCTGAATCTTTTCCTTACGGCAAGACCCAGTTATAGGATTAAGGTTAGAATACACATTCCCACGATATGTGAGAGTTTTAGTGGTTACTGAACCATCCTTATGGTTAGTGTTGTAGTCAACACCACGGTACTTAAGTGCCATTGTTTTACTCCTAAAGTAATTGGATTTTTAGGTCCGTTCCTTTAGTCGTTTCCGTCCCTGTAAAGGGATGAACGAAATGCGTTCCGCGACTTACTTGCGCCTCTAATGAGGTGAACGATTGTGTTAATAATAACACAGTTACTATATTTAGACAAGTAATTATGTATTATTTGTTACAAAACCTTACATATCAAAAAAATACCGGAGTTTTTTTCCGGCAATAT